GCACCTTTTAATTTCTGTCTAAATTGAATAAATTTCTTCTCTAATCGTTCTATCTGTGTGTCTGATAAAAATATGTCTGTACTAAATACTCCATCAGGTCTTGCATTATTTTCATAAAACTTTATTTGATATTGTAAAGCAAGTAAATCTGCTGCAATACTTAATTGTGCAGGACTGATTGATGACATTCCATAAAATGAATCAGTTGGATGAAAAGCCTTAAAATGCACAATATTTTCAACATTAAATACAACAGGATCTCCTGTACCCCTTCCTTTTGGATAGTATCTATATTCCTTGATTAAATTATTTTTATCTGGTACAATTTCCATAAGGTCTGGACGAATAACATAGATAAATGCTGGTTTATTTTTAGTGGGCGTTACTTCCCAATAGACATCACCACAAAGCCGTAAAAAAGATATGGTAGCTTCCCATAATCTAAAACGTGACATCCATGGATTAGGATGTCTTAATGGTTCCATAACTTTATCATAAGTAAGATCTGTAATTTTCTTTGATTGTCTTTTATATACTTTAAGTGGTATCTGAGCAGATACTTCTGCTATAACACTTACAGCATTATATACCCATATCGACTTTTCATATGTTTGCATAAGTGTAGAATCATCTTCACGTGGAAGTAAACCTAATTTCCGAGATCCTTGCTCACTAAAAGCAGCATCTACCATTACTTCTGTTCCTAATGTTCTCTCCATACGAGAGACAAATTTATGTGAAGCTAAACCTAACATAATATACCTTTAAATTAATCGTCCAAGTTTTAAAATAAGCATCAATGAAAATGAAGTTGTCCATAAAGCAACATTAAAAAGTCCTGTATAATACAAAAATCGTGTTATCCATGGTGCATTATGTTCAAGCACTGACGTATATACTAAATACAAAGAATATGCTGTAAAACCAAAATAACAAAGTAATCCATAACCAACAAGAATATCAGGAATAACTGTAAATACCATATATATCTCCTACTATTCGATTAAATAATTTAATTATATTATAGTAACAATTCTATTAGTAAATATATTCCCTATTCATAAAAGAAATCCAACAAAATTTGTTGTTGATTCTTTAAGATAATATTTACTATTTCCTCCGTAGATTTTGTGCGAAAATCTTCATTACTTACATTACTAAAATGTACATCTACTCCTGAAATAACATTTTGAGCAAGTTTACAATAACTTTCAGCATGTAACCAGTGGTCAGGACCTTTATTTGTCCATACAAACCGTTCATCTTGTTGTATGCGAGTAGAAGATATTAAATGTTTATAATAATCTCCTTGATATATTTCATTACTATTATATGGTAATACAAATTTTTGTGTTAAAACTTCTTCTAATAATGAATCTAAAGCAGGAGTTCTTTTTGCTCGCATAAATTGTCTATCTTTATTTATTACGACATTCTGTGTATTTGAATCTTGTACATGATAATCACATAACCACACAATATCACTATGATCTTGCTGAAATTCCCGTGCTTTTCGTTGTTCTGGTTCTGCATCAATACACATCACAGAAACACTATACCGATTAATAATTTCAGTCAATGATTCAAAATCTGCTATAGCACCAACAAATAATAATCTTCGTTCACCATTATCTAAAAGTTCTCGTACTACCACATGCAACGTACCACCTACATCTACCCCTGCTACTACTGTATTTGATCCTGTATAATCAAATTGAAAAGGATACTGTTGTTGACATTGTAAAAGCATACCTTCAGTTATTTTGAAACCAGATCTATTAAAAGGTAAACCAAGTCTGTTATTATAAAACAACTGAAGTTTTGATAGATTATCCTTTATTTCTAAATATTCAGTCCACATTTCTTCAAGAGTTACTGTTGCACTATAAATTTGTGAAAGAGTATAACCAGATCGTTTATTACCTAAATGTTGTTTTGACCATTGTCCTTTACCATATCTATCTATTTTAGATCCACATTCAATACATATAGGCCATATGCTCTTACCTGGATGTTCTATATAGTCTTTATCACGTAATACAACACCAAAATCAGACTCATCAACAACATGAAGAAACCAGTCAAGATTATAATATCTTTTACATTTTCCACACCATACTTCCCATATTTTTTGATCAGATTCTTTATACAATTTATCTATACCAAAATCTTCTATGGTTGGATTGCCTATCCACCGTTGATACTTATGTTCAGATGCTTGTAATCTATCAGGAACAAGAGCAAGATTTTTTTGATCACATAAATCTACTTCATCAATAATGACAAAATCAGCAGGAAATGATACAAAGTCATCAGCAGCATTAGAACCTAAAAAACGTATCATTCCTTTACCAAGTTCTTTAATACCAAGATTATCTATAGATCCAACATGTTCTTTATAATATTTTACAGCATTAAGAACTTTATTTATTCTTTCGGCCACAAATCCATCACGTGTTTTTGTCTTTGTAAGAATATATGCGCCAGACCATCCTAATTCCATAGTCATATATAAAATATCTACAACAGCCCATTCACTTATACCCACTTGTACAGCTTTACGTATCACAATTTCTTTTGATTCATCAGCATAAAGTTGTCGTAAATATTCTCTCCTATACCATGATAACGGCTGTAATTTATGTGTACGATGATAACTTTGCGTAAAACCCCATCTACTTAACGATTTACCTTCACGTAATTTTGCTTTTTGATCCAAAAGAGCAAGAAGTTTATCTTTTGCTTCTTGTGGCAATTCTTTTAAAAATTGTTGTGGAGATTTTTTTATTCCACTTTGCAATAAATACGCTTGTAAAACATCTAATTGACTATGTTCAGACATAACTCTCCTAATTTAAATATTCTTCAATATTTGTATCACTTTGTTGTATTTCCTTTGCTTGCTCGTTAAGCAAATGGAAAATAGTGGCATCAACATTTTCTTCTTCAGTTTCTTTAGAAGGTTCGTAATATTTTTTACCCCATTCTTCTGTATTACGTCTTTCTAAATACCATGCACCAGCTTGCCATGATGGAGCACTATATTTTGTTTCTGTTGTTGTACCCATTTTTGTTTGTACTTCTTTTTCAGAAAGAATAATTCCACCTTCAGCAGCTTTTTTCATCATACGAATTAAGTCAATCTCTGCTAATGCTTCTGCCTGCTCTAATTTTTGAACAAGTATTTTACATAAAGTAGTATCTGTATCTTTTGATATTTCTTTCCCATTACCTATACGAATCCAACGTGTTAAAGTAGGATAAGAAATACCTACTGCTTTTGCCATTGTTCTTTTAGGAACACCATCACGTACATATGTACAAATTTCAGTAATCAATTCTTCAGTTAAAATTGATTCACTAAGAGCAGCTTCAATATAACTAATTTTTTCAAGAAGTTGTATATTTGTTTTTTTAATAACTGGCATATTTTACCTTCACAAGTTACTCTACTAATGTAAGTTATACTTCTTAAATATCATATACATAAAGATACTACCTTTTTTTACTAATTAACATGGGGGTTAAAAATATTTTTTATTTATCTATTGACAAAAATGTATATAGAATGTATATTATATAAAAGAGAGATTTATTAATTTAATTAAAGGATATTATATGCTAGAGGATATTTTTAATGCACTTAAATTATTTAAGAAAATAGATCCTGTTTGTCCAATTTTTCTTAAATTTGAAAAGAATTATGGATACTTTTGTATAGAATTTAAACATATGCTTTTGGCAGAAGGCTTTTATTCAGAAGATTTCTATAAGAATATAATTACACCATTAGGTGAATACGGATGGGTTGAATTGGAAGAAGGGGTATTAGCTTATGCATTATTGATAGAGGACGAATGATATGATGACAGAAAGTAGAAGGGTATTTCTTGTATGTCCTTGTTGTGGTATGATAACACCATATGTTTATACATTTACAAAAGCTAAACACGTTATATTAGAAAATAGAGAAATTAATTGTGAAAAATGTAAAGAAAAATTTACAGGAAAAATAAATTTACAAAGTGGATATTTAAAAGTAGGATAGGAGATTATGTGAATTATAGGAATATTTGTGAACTTCTTCCTATTTTGGCCGAAGATCATGAACAAACAGCAGGACAAAAAATTGTTACATATTTAGGATTTGACAAAAAATATGTATTTGGTTATAATAGACTAAAGACTCATCCACTGCAAAAAAGATTTTCTAATAAAGAAAATAAAATATATCTTCATAGTGAAATAGATGCTATAACAAAATTTATATCAAAATATGTTGAAATATGGGAAGCTACTATGATTGTTTGTCGAGTATCATTAGGAGATCTTGCACCATGTAAACCTTGTGATGGATGTTTACGAGCTATCATTGCTTTTCATATTAAAAGAGTTTATTATTCAACCTATGATAGAGAATTTGTACGATTATGAGAAATGGATCAGGATTTTGTTTTGATTATGAAGAAGATATTAGTACAGGTTTATGCGCGAATAAATCTTGTCGAAAAAGATTTAAAGTTGCCTCTAATCATACTCCTGTATTAGAATCTACAGATTTTGCTCTAAATGTAGAAGGAAGTTTTATGGCTCATAGTCAACAATTTTGTTCATATAAATGTAGACACATATGGATACAGGAAAATCGTTAATGAATGAAATATTAAAAGATATTGTAAATAGAGAAAAATTATTAATAACACAAGTTAGTTTTTTAGAATTATCTTCTTTCTTACAAAAGAAAAAAGTTACAATGAAAGAACAAGCACGATGTAATGACGTACATAATTATTATTATGTTGATGAAAAACTTGTTGCTATACTTATTTATACACATGATACACAAAGATTTACTGCATATATCATAGAGGATAAAAATAATGAATGATTATTTTGGTAAAACATATGAACCAGGAGATACAGTTTATTATGTTGTTCGTACATGGAATGATCATCTTGAAGCAAATCATGGTATAGTAGACAAAATACATAAAACAACCATTACATTACAAACAGAATATGGTAAAGTAGTTCTTCGTGCTCCAAAAAGACACCTTATTTATGGACGATAAAATGTTTCCTATCGAATGGACAGAAGTACAAAAAGATAACAATTATAGAAAAATAATATTACGTGGGCATGATTATGTTATGTCTACCTATTCTACTTCATTTATAGGAGATGGATTAAATTCTTATGTTAGTCAATATCTATTAACCACTATGGAATATCATGTACCATATATGCGTTATGAATTATATAATCATTATCTAAAAATCATACATGAGAATTAAATAATTTAATGTATAAGGAAAAATTATGCGTATTGGAATTGATCTTGATGGTGTAATTTTTGATTTTGTTACGGCTTTTAATCAAGCTACTATGGAAATATTAGGTATAAAATTACCTGAATATGATAGAGAATATTTTCCTACACGATGGGATTGGGCAGAACAATTTTTAGATGAAGATCAAAATAATGTTATATGGACATATATTACAAGTAGTGATAAATTTTGGACTAATATTCCTCCTTTTGAATGGTCGAAAAAAGCATTAAATATTTTGTTTGGTACACCAAAACATGATATATACTTTGTTACATGTCGAATGAGTAATAATTTTTCTTTTCCAGTTAAAGTACAAAGTGAAAATGGATTAAAAAAACTTCAAGTAAAAAATCCAACTGTACTTCCTGTAAACGAATATGATGATAAATATTTTCTTGTAAGAGGATTACACTTAGATGTTTTTGTAGATGACAAAACAGAAACATTAAATTTGCTTCAAGAAGATTGTGCAAATACCCGTGTTGTATGTTTATCCCAACCATGGAATACAGATTTTCATGGAGAACATATTATGGATTTACCCTTATTTCTTTCATCATTGTAAAAAGGATATAATATGCCACTACCAAGTCCAAGAAAAAATGAAAAGAAAGATGATTTTCTTAAACGTTGTATGGGCGATAAAACAATGAATCAAGATTTTCCAGATCAATCACAACGTTATGCAGTTTGTAATAATCTTTGGAAAAAGAAACCTAAAAAATAAATGAAAGGATATTAAATGGCATTATTAACGATTACTGGTAGTCAAGTCGTTTCTATTTCAGGTGGTACATTTGTTGATGCATTAGCTTCAGCGGCTTTAACTGCTGGAGATGTTGTTTATCTTAATACTGCTGGAAAATTTGCATTAGCAAGAAATGATCTTACTACACTTGAAGCAAAAGCTATAGGTCTAGCATTACATGGAGCATCTGCTAATCAACCTATGAGAGTGCAAACGAGTGGTATTATTTCTTTAGGTACAGGAGCAGCACCTGTTTCTGGTGCAGTATATGCTTTAGCAAGTACCCCAGGTGGTATTTGGCTTGTAAGTGATATATTAGCAGCACAACAAGTAACTCTAATAGGTATAGGAATAGGAACAAATCAAATCATGTTAAATATTGTTTCATCAGGGGTAGTCAAATAATATGAATTTACCAGAATTTATGAAAGAATTAAATTATTTAATTGCAGAGATAGGAGAAGATCGTGTTAATTCTCATTATTCTCTCATTCCTTCTTTACATATTATTGGTGACAAAGAAGGACATTCCTATGAAGTATCATCAATAGAACCACAATTACTTCCTGGTTGTAATTGTTGGTCAGGAGTTGTTATTTATTTAGAAAGAAAATAACATTAAAAGTTGCGCTATGATTCAATTGGTAGAATGCGTGACTGTTAATCACGTCATGTAGGTTCGAGTCCTACTAGCGCAGTTATAGAAGGTGTACAATTAGTAAAATTATATGTAAAGGATAAAATCAATGAAGGTTAAGAATCTATACAGTTTATTTTTTCATTACAAATGTCCAGTTTGTAAATTATCTGTAAAAGACAAGGAGAACCTAAAATTTCAACTAGATTATATTAACGGAAACATAAAAGATAATCGAATAGAAAATCTACGGTATATATGTCTTGAATGTTTAGCGAAACTTAATACAGTTATACCAAATAGACAAAACAGAATCTTTGTAGGAAATTCACATGAATATATTGCAATCTAATTCTTTATGGGTAACTTCTGATACTCATTATGGACATGTAAATATTGTAAAAGGTACAAGTCAATGGGAAGATAAATCTAAATGTCGTTCATTTAATGAAATGGAAGAACACAATGAAGTGCTTATTCAAAATATTAATGCTGTAGTAAAAGACACAGATATTTTGTATCATGTGGGCGATTTTGCTATGGGTAAAAAGGAAAATGTACAATTATTCAGAGAAAGACTGAATGTTAAAACAATTTATCTTGTAAGAGGAAACCATGATTATAGTTGGGCAAAAAGTGATAAATTTCCTGAATTACGTAGTTTATTTACAGAAATTCGAGATATAAAGAATATTAAAGTAGAGAAAAATCTTATTGTTCTTTGTCACTTTTTATTTGCAACATGGGAAAATCTCTCACGTGGTTCATTCATGTTACATGGGCATTTGCATTCTACACCACAAACAAAGTGGAGAAAGGGGAGAGCATTAGATATAGGTGTTGATGGATCTGAAGAATTTAGACCATATCACCTTGTTGATGAAATTATTCCATTTCTCAAAGAGAAGCCAATAGAAAGTTTTATTAGTGATGATCATCATTTAAGAAATGAATAAAGGAGAATATATGGAGAAAGTTGAATATTATGAAATGGATTATGATGAATTTGAAGAATTAATTATGAGTAAATATCCTTATATTGAACAATATGAATATGTTCCTTGTGAAGAATCAGGGAATGATACTTCGCATACATATCGTAATATTACGGCGGAAAATTGGGATAAATACGATGATGAACAATGGGAAGTAGATATAGTTCAAGAAAAAAACTATGATTTTGCTTCAGAAATATTCTTAAAAAAGTTATGTAAAGATGGTCATATTCCACCAGGAAACTATCTTATTGATGTTTGTTGGTAAACTAAAAATAAACTTGCATTAAATAAACGGAAGTGATATAATTAATAGAGACTAACATTAACTCAAGAGGAAAAAATATGCAAGAAACGACACAAGAGAATTGGAAAGATATTGTAGGGTATAAAAACAGATATCAAATAAGTGATCATGGTAATGTAAGGAATATACAATTTTCAAAAAAGAAAATAGTCAAACAAGAAATGATGGACGATGGTTATAAAGCTGTGTTATTATTTAAAAATGGAGTAGGAGGATATTATTATGTTCATGAATTGGTAGCCTATCATTTCCTTCCTCATCCTGAAGGAGTTGTGCTAGGCTTTAATTAAATAATTTAAGATGGACCATATTATATGGTCCATCAAATATTATATAGGAGGATATATGCTACATTTAAAAAAGAATGGTTTACTGTACAATACAAAATGGGTATATGATAAAGAAAAAGGAGAAGGAGAATATAAAGAATTTGATGTAACTGCAACACCACAGATTTATTTATTTAATGAGTGTGAGCTAGATTCTGATATTACATTGCGAGATTTATTTCTCTTTATCCAACGCCATATTGATTTTTTTGATTTAATTGTAACTAACTGGTGCAGAGAAATAGTAGAAGAAGGATTATCTCCTGTAGAAACATCACAAGAGAAAGATATGGAGATCGAGTACCTTGAAGTGTATAAATTATTTACTGTTGAAGAAGGTGAAACAGATGGAATGACACGTGCTAATTTTCATGGCATAGGTTATGTTAATGAGGAAAATGATCGTACTCATTGGGGAGTATCTCTTTCATCAGCAAAGGATTTAATTGATCTCCCATTACGTCTTAATACAACATGTGATGTGTTTAGAAATTATGAACTACTACCGTATGTTAGTTTTCCAAATATCGCTTATACACTTGTGGAAATAATATACGGTATCATATGGGAGTTATCTTTTTTTGGTGGTCCACAAGAAAGACAAGAGAAAAAAGAAGAACTCGATGCAATGATGGATGAAATAGAACAGGAAGATTAACAATGCAATTTTATCATGTAACAGCAGCAATCTCTTGTTATTGTGAGAGATGTAAACGATTAGTGCGTATAATTCTTGAAGAAAAAATGTATGGAGGATTTCACAAAGTCCTCTATTGTCCAGAAGATTATTGTGCTAATGGTGTAAATTCCCTCTATTTTTTTAATGACACTACAGTACGTCTTTGTAAAATACAACCAAGAAATAAAGATAGAATAATCAGTTTAGAAGTCGTTCCACTTGACGGAGAAAAATACGCCACAAAAGGAGAAGAAGAAAATTATACTCGTTGTGAAATTATAGGAGATATAGAATACGTTGTTTCTTCATGGGAACAAGGATTATTTGTAGATGATTGGAATAATTTACGACAACGGGCTTTACGTTGTTTTAACGAGAATTATGGAATCACCAGTGCTTGACATAGATATATATTTAAATTATTTAACCGATTTACCACTGTCAAATGTGTATATACAACTCAATGAACTTCTTCAAAATGCCGTACAAGAGGAAAAACATATAGAACTTTGTTCATGGATTAATTGTATTCGATTTTTTACCAATTATGATTTAACTGATAATGAAACAATTATCTATGTTACTCATAACAATACAGTCATGATCAAAATACCCCTTGATGAAGGCATTGTGTCTATTGAATGTTTAGAAGATATATTATATATACAATTTAAAGAGGATAGATGGTATATTATGGTAAAGGATAAATAATGAATTTATTTAAGAAAGAACCATTTATCTCACATTCAGGATTGAAACTTCCATGGAAAATAGAATGTGATGCATTGAATGAAACAGATTGGGTATGTTTAGCATCTATTGCATATGATCTTCTTCCAAAAGATCCATATATCATAGACTATATACCTACTGGTGGTCGGAAATTTGCTGAAGCATTTCGGCTACAATATCAACCTTATGAAGCACACACATGTAAGTGTGTCCTTATTTTTGATGATGTCTATACGACAGGACAAAGTATGGAGGAACGTAAAGAACTATGGCTAAAAATAGATTCTGATTATATCGTGAAAGGTTGTGTTGCTTTTGCTCGTACTGCTCCTCCTGCGTGGATCAAACCTATATGGCTCTATGGAGTTTATTTAAATGACTGAACACATTATGACAGATACTATCTCAATACATACACAAAAACCCTATTGTGTGTATACACACACGCATAACAATACTATTTTTTATGTGGGCAAAGGACGATCTGATAGACCTTTTAAAATGTCTCAAAGAAATATTGTATGGAAGAACTATGTATCAACCATACCTTCCTATGATATCCAAATTGTGTTTTGGGCAGACAACAATACAGAAGCATTAAAAGAAGAAAAAAGACTCATTCGTAAACATCATCCATTATGCAATAAATTACTCAATGGACACACACAACATACATGGCAAAAACAAGTACGTACAATGGAGAAACATGCAGTACGTGTACATACTGCATATCAATCTTTATCACAGCCTAAAACCCCTACATTTTTTGAAAAGATGATAGGGTATTTATCAGGATTATTCAAAACACAACATGCTAATTTAACCACAACAGCTTCACCAATTGTTACAGATATTTTAAAAAGTACATTTCTAAAATAAACTCAAGAAAGGATTGTTGTTATGAATGAAAAGAAATGTGAAAAGAAATGGATTGAAAAAGATATTGCATGTAAACTTGGACTACATTCATATAAAGTTGTTGATGGTACAATGTCCCTTATCCCTGTAACCCCACGTTCATTATTATGTGTGGGCGATAATCTTACAGTACATAGATACATTTTCAGGGAAAAATGCCGAAAATGTTACAAAAAACGAACAAACTCTTTTTAATATATCCTCTTACATATGATGAATTTATAGTTGGAGATCTTATGAAAATTGTTGTAAGTACACCTGAAAAAACAATAACAGCAGCATACCATAAAGATTATGGTGCTACGTATAGACGATGGACACAAAGCCAAATATTTGAAAAAATTTATGAGGATTAAATAATTTATTATGAATAAATACTACCATGCACTCTCCTCAGTTAAAAAATGGGGAGGAGAAATACAAGACTACATGAAATACCATGCATTCTTTGACCAAACAAAAGCCCATGTAGCAGATCAACGACATAGATTGATACTACACAATGCTTTTGGTATAGATCTCCTTGAACAAACATATGGTGTGTTTTTTATTAATAGTGATGGAAAAGAAATCCCAACACGTAAAATAGGAGAACAACATGTCCTAGAAGATCTCGGACAAATACCAAGTCTATATGAGTGTTTATTATATACTCCAGATCAATCATGGTTAGGAGGAATTATTCGTAAGAGGCAACTTGTTATCGTTGATGATACTATGTTTCAACATACATATGAAAAGGAAAATCTATGAGAACTATTTATGTTGTTAATGAAAAACTTGCTGAGTACAATGATGAGATTTATGTGTTTCCTGAAGGAAGTCAAGGAAAACCTGTGAATGCATATACAGATGCTCTTGTTGCAGAAAATATCTGTTTTCTTCATAACTGGAGATGGTTACTTGACAATGCAGATCCAGAGAAAAACGAATATCCACATTATGAATACAGATTTCATGATATGTTTTGGGGATCATCTTGGGAACGCCTTCAGGAGTATGGGTTAGCAACAGATGAGTTACTTTTCTTTTCCGAAGAAACAACCGAAAAACTTCCTATTGAAGTAAAAAAATATCTTGTTGAACATTCTATTGCACCATTTCATGTTGTAGAATGCACGCTCTATGAATAAAGTTGCATTAATTACAAGCACTGGATATAATTATAGAGGGGGATAGTATATGGATAAAGAATGGAGTGTATGTCTCAAGGGTGAAATTTATCTGACCCTTCAGGCCGATACAAAAGAAAAAGCAATTAATAAGGCTTTCAAACTTATCAAAGAAGTACCAGATATGTATATTAAAATTCGAGAAACAATTTGTGAATCACTAGATATAAAAGATGAAAATGAAGTGTAAATTAAATTATTTAATCACAAAGGATACCATATGTTTTTAGAAATTTTACTCATGCTCCAAATATCGTGTATGCCACCTCATATAAAAGATAGTAATATGTTAGTGTTTAATTCCTGTCGTGCTCTCCATCCTGCTGTCATATCTTGTAGAACAGTAGGCAACACTGAAGTGATATTTCGACATGATTTACTTATCATGGCCTATGATCCTGAACCAGATAATGATAAGAGTGGCTACTATGAACGTACTTCTCCGGCCACATGTGAATGGAAATATATAAATCTTGACAAGAAACAAGATACCTAATGAAAGGAAAATACTATGGAAAGTTATATACCAAAAGACATCAAAAGTAAGGTATCAGATCTGTTCAAAGATCCTCCTGCTCTTTTGAAAGAACCCTATGTATTCTATACGTTAGTATCTATTCCTTTTTGTATTGTTGTTGGTACGTTACTTTATCGTCTCTGTTGTAAAAAGAAAGATACTGCATGAAATATTCACTACAGTACGTGTTACTGTTCGTATTCCTCCTCATAGTGACACCTACATATGCAGCTACGCTTACCTGGAACTACAATGATGTCACACATGAAGGTTTTATCATTTTTAGGCGGCAAGCAGGTACAGGATTTATATGGCAAGAGATACAACGAGTAGATAAATCTACTCTCAGATATGTTGATCAACATGATGATAGATTGTACTGCTACTATATCAAAGCCTATGCAGGTACACGTATCTCTGCACGAAGTAATATCGCATGTATGAAAGTATCTACACCAGAAGATTTAATTATACAGGAATAAATATGGAAAAAATATATTGCTGATATATTTCATAGTAATATTGTATGGGTAAAAAATTAAAAAGATGTTAAACAACGTTGTTTAATAACGTTGTTAAACATGGTGGAGAAAATATATCTTCACCATTTTTTTTACAAAAAATTTTTAGAAAAAATATCATATTTTTTCTAAAAATTTTTAGACAAAAAACAAATATACACTCGTCCTGACCCCCTCTGTCAATATATTGACGGACCCCCTGAGCCATAGTCAAATAGTTAAACACCTATATGTTATATGACTATATTTTTATATAGACCTTAGCTATGTATCTATATGTATATATATATGTATGTTACATGGACATATAGCTAAGGACCTATGCGTCACTAGACCTTAGTCATATAGGCATGTAGCTATATGTATAAGGTCTTATCCTATGGTCTCTATTGAGAATGCATAATGAGAATCACTAGAGACCTATGGTATATAGGTAACAGTCTATATGTATCATTCTGATATATGATATCATATCATACTATGTAGTATCATATGGTGTATGACAGATGTATTACACCATGTCATACATGTAATACACCATGTCATACCATGGTATGGTACGGTATACGGTAGTACATACACTATGTATTAAATAATTAAATACAAGAAAACAAAACAGAGTAGGGTATGGTGTTAGGTATACGTAACATAGTACATATTTCATAACGTATACGAGACACACTACATAGTGTGTTATGTTTTCTTTTGTTTAATAACGTAAACATATTGATAGACTCGTATACTTATGTAGTATTACTATTGAATAACGTACACATTCCATTATATATGTTTACTTTTGTTTTATTTCGTATACGTTATAGTGGTACTGTATACATTATGATAACACTGTAAGTGTAGGGTATACATATATGGTGTTATGTAAACATAACACTACATACGTATACGTATGATATGTTTACTTAATATGGCCGATGTAAACATAACACTACTAACGTTTACATATTACTACATATACATAT